GTGGATAAACTATTATCTCCCCAGTCGAGTGTACCCCAACCGGTTTCTCTTCCCCATCCTGCATTTAATTCTTCTGTAGTGGTAACATCCCCTTGATCAATACTTAAACTGATACCGGATACGTTTACCGATACATCAGAAAGATCTCCCCAGGAGTTTTCACCCCAAGGTAAATCGGCATTCCATCCAATATTGGCCATAATAGGTTAGCTCCTATTAGTTGCCGATTCTTAGAATAGCTGCTGAAGTGGTAAATGCTGGGAACTGAATGGTAAAAGTTCCTGAAGTCGCTGTTTTGTCTGCACCAAAATCTAATACTGCTACCGCCTTGTTAGACGAAGAAATATTATAAATTAAAGCACCTCTAGCTGTGATCGTTACACCTGTAAAAGATAAATCTGCAAAATCTACAATCGCAACACCGGATGAGACTGAAGTACTTGGATTTGGTTTTACTAACGTTCCACCACCGGCAGTATATTGACCTGAATCTCCAACTTCATTGGTAGCAGAATATACTGTAGTAGAAGAATCTAACGTTGCAGCAGAAGTATACAAAGCAAGTTTAAAAGTATCTCCACCAGAAAATTGAAACGTATGTTCTCCTTCTAGTAGTTCTTTTTTAAAACTGTTCGCAACCGCTTGTGTTATAGCCATAGTTTACTCCTTATTGTTGTTTTGGAAGTCGAGGTGAACCACTATCGTATTCATCTCTTCTTCGTCTTCCCATTTGCTCAACTGTAAATCCTTCGAGAGCCTGCTTATATTTTCCTTCGTAATACTGGATCATATCCGCGGGACCTTTTAAAAATCCAAAAGCTTCTACTAAACATGCATATGTTAAGCCGTTGGGAAATTCGGTACTTAAATATGTAGTGGTATTAGTACTCGATAATCCCTCTGGTTTCAAGATATAATTTATCTGCATGTTATAATTTATGTCTGGAGTAGGGGCTACTACAATCGTGTTTTCATCCCAATAGGAGTAGTATTTAGGTAATCCTTGAACTCCGGTAGGGTTATACTCCGACATGAAGCTGGTATCTCTATATTCTAGAAACGAGCGGCTAGAGTTATCTGCTCCACCGGTAGAATTAGTGATTTGAGCAGATCGAATAACTAATGTTTGATCATTTACAAGAGGTGTATTTACATATCTTTGACCTGCTACGATATCTGCTTGTGCGTATTGTCTATTGTTATCTGAATCTACATCTCTTAAAATTCTAAATTCTGCATCTAATAGAAACCCATCTACAATCGTAGAGGTAAATACATTAGAATCTACTTCACAATAATCTCTAATTTTTTGTACTAATTCTGCGTATGTCATTATGCTTGTAAGTTCACTGGACCTGCGGTACAGCCAACATCTCCTCCCGTTACATTTCCAGAAGTTGCATTATCTGTACTTTGGAAATAATAATAATTAGTTGTGTCTCCTACAATACCACTGCTATTAATTTGTCCGACCGTTATAGTAAAACCATTAGTATTACTAATATCCGTTACTCCATCAATGGTAGGCACATCATTAAATCCAGTAGCATTCGTTGCTCCTCTAAATCGTACCACATTTCCTGTGCTTCTTCCATGATTAGGAGAAAATACATTGATGTAAGTAGTACCGGAATAAATAATAGTAGTAAAAGGATTGGGTTGTAATGCAATTAATACAGGAGGTTCTACTCTATCGGGTCTTGCAAATTGTAATCCTTGTGGATCTGCAACCGTTGGTTTTGGTTCTAATTGAGGTTGTTTTGGTTCAAACTCAGAAGTATGAACTCTAGCACCATTCCATTCTACTACCATTTCTTTATAAGGAAATGCCATTCCACTTCGGTCTGAAATAAATTGTGCAAATCTTCCTCTTGATAAATTAGACATTTGGATAATACGTTCTAGGGGTTATAAAAGCACTAGAAGAAGATCCGTCTTCTTCTAACGCTCTTTGTAATTCATCTTCATACAATAATTTTAATTCTTGAGTTCTTGCAGGTGCTTTTTTAATAGATAAATAAAAAGCTAATCCTGCGCACATACATGGAACAAATCGATATGGAACATCGGTTGCATTAGTATAGGCTCCTGAATCTTGGATTCTTTTTACGTAATAGTAATTAATAAAATTTCCTGCTTCTGTACTTCCAGGAGTTAGATATAAAGTAATAGTTACCTTATCAATAAATCGTTGTACGAAATATTGTGTAGGAGTTCCTTGTTGAGTTTTAGAAGAAAGACCTTGATACGTAGATCTACCAATTTTAGTTAAAGAAAAATCAGTTCCTGAACTATTTCTATATACTGCTTCTAAAATATCATCTACTCCATAAATAGCAGTAGCATCAGAAGTACCATCTCCTGTAGAACGATACATCGTATATTCCGATTGACCATCTACTAAAGTAATAGAATTATTTCCTACTTCCCAATAATGAAGTCCTCTATTTCCCCATTCTTGAAATAAAATATTTAACGATCTTCTTGCTGAAACTAAATCATAACCCGAAGCAAGCGTATAGCCTATTCGTTCGTATGACTCTTCTATGATTTCATCAATAGAAAAATTTTTTTCAAAAACGTAAGTTCCAGAAGTAGTGTTAGCCATTTAGCCTCCTACCCTGCTGTTAAACCGGGGCCTGAATATTTGTCTGTTAGTAAAGTAACTGCAGCTACTGTAAAAGTAGAAACATAAACTCCTTTTGGAAATAAAATTCCATCTTCAGGAAATGAAAAATTAATAATATCTCCTGCAGGGACATCCGCTTGGAATAATGTGTCTCCAGTTGCACTAGTAGTTTTTAAAATAACAGTACCAGACGTTGCTAAACCTGCAACAATAATTCCTCTTAGTCTTACAGGTGGTGATACGACTACGTTAGTAGTTGCTGCTGCAATTCTTGTTGCTTGTATGTCTGCTTTATATGAACCCATTTATATTCTCCTTATTTAAAGAGCTCCCGAAGGAGCTCTTAAATTAATTATTACGAAGCAGCTATTGCTGTGTTAGTGTCACAACGTAACCAATCTGTTCCGTCTGAGAAAGCGTAAATAGATGCTCCAGTTGCTCCATTTGCAACATAAACCATTACTCCTTCATTAGAACCAGCTGCTAAAGTTTCTCCAGCTCTTGTTCCAGTTGCAATAGTAATTGTAGAAATGTTTGCTCCTACCGTCCATGCTACATTAGATCCTTGTTGTGTATCTGTTGAAGTACCTGATACTCCTCCGTTTACGTTTGCTCCTCCAATAAAACCGTTAAGTGCGGTTACTGGACCTGTAAATGTTGTGTTTGCCATGATTATATCCTCCTAGTTAATTCCACACAGTCTCTAGGCTGTCGACTATACGCGTCTATGCAGAATATATTTATGTATAGTAATTAAACTATATAGATTTTTTGAATAAAGTGCAAGATATCCTTATGGGAAAAACGCTTTTTCCAGCGATAATAGCTTAACTAACTAGCCAGCTATAGAAAACTCAGGAGCAACGGATTCTATTTTAACTCGATGTAAGATTTCTTTAGTTTCAGTCTCTTTAATTTGACTGATAACTTTTTTAATCTCTTCATCAATCCTAACCATATTCAAGGTATATCTACCTTCTTTAATATGGTCTTGCTCCCACTTTAGTTCAAGCGATCTTTTGGTTTGGTAAAGATCCTTGATCTGATTGTGTTCCATGTACAATCTCCTCGTAGGTTAAATGACAATTCTTTTTAGAACTACCATTAGGAGTGAACTTTATATCTTTTTTTCCTATTTTGTCAAGGATAGCATTTTCAACACTATCCACTGTATCTAATGCTTCTATAGTTGTTTCTGCTTTATATCCGTATGCACTTATTTTAACTAAAAATTGTTTGATCATGGTTCGTCCTTTCTATCAAAAAGAAAGGCCCCAGTAAAGGGGCCTCTCTAATAATTAATACTTTAAAATCAAGTATTAAGCTGCGCCGGAAGAACCGAACATTCCTCTAGGGTCAGACCAACCGAAAGAGTATCTCTCTCTCGCTTTGTATCTAACATTCCCAGTATCGAAGTCACCTTCCATAGCTGTTTTGATTGCTGCTCTTACAAACATCTTCATACCATTTGGTACATCAGTTTTGATAAAATACGCATCAGGGTCTGTTAAGAAATTGTTCACAGAGTAACCTTGTGGAACCATTCCCATAGACACAATTGCGTTGATATCATTGTCTGCAGTGCCAACTCTTTGAGAAGACTTCATTAATCTTTCCGCAGTAAATTGTAATTCACTTGGAATGATCATTTTGACTCCTCTAGCCGCAACTTTTAAACCTCTTTCATCAGTAAATGCACTGATATCAATCAATGATTGTTCTAATGAAGTTTCGTTTAAGTCCGCTTGAGTTGCTAATGTATTGCTGAAAGTTCCAGCAATAGTAGGATGGTCTGCCGCTAAAAGGGGTTTTCCATCTCCACCAGCATAACTAGTACTAAACGCATTGTTTAATACAGCTGCTGCTTTTACTTGTTTGGTATTCGCCATAGATCTTGCTAAAGCTTTTGTATATCTAGACGCTAATCTATCATACAAATTGTCCTCAATCGCTTCTTCAGTGATTGCGAACGCTAAAGCAACAGTCTCGTGCGTATATCTAGCAGTAAATGTTTCTTGAGCGTTGTCAAATGTCACACCTGAACCTTCCGGTTTTACTTGTGCATTTGCGAAACCTGATAACATTACTTCCTCTTCGAAAGCTCTGTCAGAAGTTTCAATACCGCCGTCGAAAATCTCTACGTGCTGATTTTCATACCTTTTGTATTCCAGGCCGAATAGTGCATTCAATCCTGGCTCTAGTTCTTTAACTAGTTGTCCTCTTGATATAGCCATAATTTATTCTCCTATTATATGCCTGTTGTTGATTTTAAGAAATGCTCGTTGATAATACCAACAACGTTTACATTAGCTGCATATGTCGTAACATTAGACAATTCACTGTTTTCGATGTCTTTTGCAACACCTAAAATTCTGAATTGTTTGCTAGCTGTAGTAACGTTACTCGTATTCGAGTCGATTTCTACTTTAGATACAAAGTTAGGGGAAGTACCTGCAGCATAAACGATATCAGTGTTTAATCCGATATCCGCTATTGCTAAAGTTCCGTCCGCTTGAACTTCAAATCTTTCATATGGGTCATCGGATACGAATCCAACGATATCAGTAGCTGTATTACCAGCTGCTAGATGATTTGCCCATCTTGGTTTTTGGTTAGAAGCATCAGTGTACTGAACACCATTAAGTGACCCTAATAGAACCGCAGTTGTAGTTGCAGCTACCGCAATGTAACCAGTAGCAGCGAACTGCACTGGGTCATTTTGATAAATTGCATCTGAACTTGCAGCAATATTATATTCACTTAAACCTTGGTTATCAGCATTCTGACCCACTTTTC